TGAACAAACAACCAAAGAAAGAATTCACAGGCATTTGTCCCAGGGGCATAGAAGGATACACAGGAAAAATAAGGAAATACACAGGAGAGCAGTTTGGAAGAAATTGCCACATGGTGGAGGCACACGAGAATGGAGACTTCTATTGCTACAACGAAGAAAGAGAATTGCATTGTGAGGGTGCGCCTGCATTAGAGTGGGCGGATGGTCGAAAGGAGTGGCACAAAAATGGTAAACTTCATCGTGAGGATGGCGCGGCCATGACATTGCCCGATGGCAGCAAAAGATGGTATCTAAATGACGTAAAAATGACCAAAGAGGAGTTTGACGAGAAGATTAGTATGCAGGGTAAACCAAGACCCGCAATCAATTCTGTTTATGCGAATCGGAATCCACAACAAAGACACCCTATTGGCGGGAATCTCAACCCTCAAAACAACCCTATAGAGCGATCCTCTCGAAAGACGATTGTTGCAGACTTGTATGAATACTGCTACTTGACCCCCGCAGACAAAGGACACTATGTGGAAGTTACGAGGTGGCTGAATTCACAAGGTGTTGATATTGTAGTGGATGATGGCGATGGTCAAAAGATGATCAGCGTGACATACGGGCAACTAAATGCCATAAGAGCCTGTGTGCACGAAATGAGAGACGGTACGTATTGATGCAAAACATCAACATAGACACGCACTCGCGAAAGACGGTTGTCGCGCTGTTAAAGTTCTTCTGCGGGTTCTCCGCCAAAAATGAGGATCACTACATAGAGGTCGTGGAGTGGGTCAATGGCGGGGGCGTGGACGTAGTTCTGGAAGACGAAAGCGGTAAAGAGTCGTTCTCCCTTACACACGGGCAGTACGATGCGCTCAAGGCGTGCATGAAGGAGCTGGGCGCATGAAGCGATTGATCGCATTGTTCTTCGCCATCGGAGCCTCTTGTAGCCTTGTAGACAACACAAGCGACATCCGCATTCATCGCTCGATCCCTGCGATGATCTACTTGCAGCCGTCACCGTTCATGTACGGCAAAGACCAAGCCGTGATCCTCTCCTCGCCTACCAACGATGTCGGGGTGATACACTTGGAGCCTGAGTACCGCAGGGTGCGATACAGGCAGATCGTGAACGCCACCGTTCGGTTTGACCAGGGGCGTGTTTTCGTGGAAAGCATTCGCGACACGCTTATCCGCTACAACGAGGTGCGCAAGGAGATCAGGCAGGTGACCATAGACCGCATCCGCTACCCTTACATATGGCTGGATGGCAAGCGCTATTCCTATGAAGCCTTCTTGCTTGATTACAAATCACTTCCACCCTACGAGCCAGGCCATAAGATATTCGTTGTAACTGACGATGAAGACCTGCTTGCTATTATGTAGAAGAACTCTTATCATTGAGTAAACCTTAACCAATCAGATAGCCATGACGAAACCAACAGACAAGCGCTCCCGCCTGCGCGAATTGGCGGACAGGTATAAACTCGGTAGAGAGGACTTCTTCAAGATTCACAACAGCGTGATCGTTAGGCGCGCAGGTGTTGAGAAGATCGCCATCGCTGCCAAAATCAAACTGCGCTACGAGGTGATCCACATTGACTTGGCGCAGAAGCACGCTTGTGTAAAGTGTGTGGCACACCAGGTGCTCGAGGACGGGACCGTGATTGCCCGTGCTGAGTCCTTCGGTGAATCCACGCCCTACAACACAAAGAACGCCTACCCAGTCTCGATGGCGGAGAAGCGTGCCAAGGCACGGGCGATCCTGCAACTAACCGAGTTCTACAGCGAAGGCGTTTACTCCGAAGACGAAGCAGACGATTTCAAAAACCCAAACAAGTAAACCATACGCACATGAAAACGCAAGAATACAAGCAAGCCCTGCAATACCACGTTGGTGCAGAAAGCAGGCTCATCGAGGTCATTGAGCACCTTGAAGATCACCTTTCATCCACATACGACTTGTCGGTTAATCTAGGCAACCTCAATCGCCTTGTACGCATACTTGAGTATGTGAGCAATGGTGGTAACGTGGAACACATGAAAGCACAGATCGACACGCTCCTCAAGCGATGAGGACTGATCACTACAGATCAAAGATGGAAGCCATTGAGGTCATGCGGAACGTCCTCACCAACGAGGAGTTCCGCGGCTTCCTGCTTGGCAACGTCTACAAGTACTTGATACGACACCCGTACAAGGGAAACCCAGTCGGTGACCTGCAAAAGGCTATCGACTACATAAGAGCGCTCGAAGTCATGCTGGTCGATCCCGACTGCATGAATCCCTTCGAGGTTATCCGCAACCTAAAACACAACAACGATGAATAAACTTGTCATCAACGAGAAGATCGACAACTTCATTGGATTCAGCGTCACAAACTCGATGCTGCAATACATTGATCGTTTGAGTGATCTCAATAAGACAACCCGAAGCGAGGTGATCCGTGCCATCATTCGCTCATTTCAAGAGCAGGATGCCGAGTCCAAGTAAGCGCAAGGGCAACGCCTACGAAGTGGAGTTAGTCAAGCAGGCCAAAGCCATGGGACTCCAAGCCAAAAGAGCATGGGGTTCTGACGGTCGGTCTCTTGGCCTCCACGAGGGCGTAGACCTTGTCGTTGAGGACGATCATATACAGGCCAAGCGCAGGAAAACCATCGCCTCGTATATTCGCCCTGACGAGAACGTACACGTTCAAGTGCTCAGGCAAGACTATGGCGAAAGCTATGCCATCATGCCCTACGCACACTACCTACAACTGCTCGCAAGAGCAAATCAAGACAAATCATGAAGAAGCGCATCTACCTTGGCAACGCCAAGAAGAACCAGGAATACGACCTGATCAATGGGTCAATCTGCCTCACCGACATCCCCAAGGAGTTCATCAACGAGTTCCAGGGCAAGAAGTACCTGCCGATCACCATTGGCTCCAAGAAGGAGGTCGATCAGTACGGCAAGACCCACTCCATCTGGGTCAATGAGTACAAGCCTGACGAGGAGGCTCCCAAGCAGTACTCGCCCAAGCCTCAGTCGCTTGAAGAAGACCTGCCATTTTGATGTGCGCAGGATCATTGAATTCTTTGACGCTGTGAGGATCGCATGATCACCAAGTGGCAATTAGCCTACATGGAGGCTGCCCAACTCTTCGCTTCTCTGTCTACGGCAAAGAGGCTGAAGGTTGGCGCCATCATCGTCAAGGAGGATCGTATCATATCCATCGGCTACAATGGAACACCGAAGGGCTGGGACAACACCTGCGAGCAGGATGGCGTCACCAAGCCTGAGGTGATCCATGCCGAGGCAAACGCCATAGCCAAACTCGCTAAGTCACATGAGTCTGGCGAAGGCGCAGATATGTACATAACCCATTCACCATGCGTTGAATGCGCGAAGTTGATCGCCACAAGCGGTATTCGTGTGGTCTACTTCTTCGAAAGTTACAGGAGCCAAGAAGGCATTGAGTTCCTGCAAAAATGCAACATTGATGTGTTCCAGGTGCGACCATGAAACTATCCGAACACTTTGAATGGAACGAGTTCCACACCGATGATTGGAACGCAGAGGTGGACGAGGTGATACACGATGACATCGTTGAATTGTGCGAGAACATTCGTTCGGCATGGAATGAACCCGTGATCATCACCAGCGGTGTGAGGACAAAGGCTGCCAACGACACGCTCGTTACGCAGGGCAAGGCATCGCCCAACTCCTCGCACCTGAAGGGTCTTGCCTGCGACATATACTGCACACGGTCAGACCTGCGTTGGAGGGCGGTGAACACGCTCATTGCCAACGGTGTGACACGCATTGGCATCGCCAAGAACTTCATTCACTTCGACATCGACAAAGACAAGGTACAGAATGTCATTTGGACGTATTGACCGCAAGAAAGTACCAATAGTTGGTTTGGATGGTAGCATCACCCCGCCTACCCCTGAAAAGGTGGACGGGGATTCTTTTCCCAAGGTGAAACCCAACCTTGTGGATCGCTCGTATGTAGTATTGAAGAAGGTGATCCTTCACCCTATTTTGGAGGTTGTCATTCCCCTTGCACCAAAACCCGTAAAAACAATGTTTCGTTGGATCAAAGAGCGACTGCAAGAGCCAAGCACCTATCACGGACTGAATGCCTTTGTGTCCGCTGTAGGCTTCTCCCTTAACCCTGAGGCATTCGAGTTAATCGCACAGATCGCCCTGGCGGTGTTCGGCCTCGTAGAAATCATACGCAAAGGAGGCAAATTTGTCGAAAAAACTAACGCAGGAGTACCTGAAGAGCCGAAAGATTAAGCTCACCGATGCCTGCAAGGACATCAGCAAGTACATAGGCGTTGAATACGAGAAGCAGTTCTACCATCGTGTTCACGCCTACCTGAACGGCACAGGGCATCTGACAGACGAAGAACTCGAAGGCATCAACGCCTACATGACTGTTGTTGAAGACCCACACGATTCAGGGGTCTACGCCTACAAGATGCGCCAAGTCAAGTTCAGCGTTCTTGAGCGGTACATGGCAAGCGGTATCTACAACGCCACCATCGTCCGCAATATGTTCAAGCACATCAAGAGCATCAAGTAATTCGTATGGTTGAGGAGGGCGGGATGGCTGATACCCGTCCTGCCTTTTTTTATTTGACAATGTAACCAGCAAGCCATACCTTTTAGTAAACCTTAACCAAACCATACAGCCATGAAGCATATTTGCCACGGATGCGGAGCCGAATTTGACGAACCGATACTCATAGACCAAGGCATTGGTGACTGCGAGTACTGGGGCGCGAGAAGCAAGCACAGAGACATCGTAGAGGTCAGCCCTTGCTGTGAAGAGGACTACGACATCTTCGATGATGAAGAGTAATGAACTTGAGATTGAGATGGCGGTACTCGGAACCATACTGCTTGATTCCGAGTCCGTTGTCCAGGTCTTGGATCTGAAGCCTGAGCATTTCGCAGGCAAGGATCACGCAAAGGTATTCGCCCAAGTGCTGGAACACTACGAGAAGGGCTTGCCTATTGACGGCATCACCATAGAAAACATCTCCCAATACAAGGACTATTTTACAAGCGATCTGCCGTCCTATGCCTCCCTGATCAAGGAGAACGCCAAGGTGCGCAATATCGCCAACACCTGCGCACGGGTGCTTGCCCAAGCCAATGACAGTCCAAGCGAGTCGTTGCTCAGCACGCTCAACAACCTTCTCAAGAACAGCGATGACACCGCTGTGGCGCGGTCGATGTCCGACATCATGATGAACGTAGTGGAGCGTATTGACCGCATACGCCTTGGCGAGGAAACCCTTGGCATCAGCACAGGCCTGGACTTCGAGCGACCTCTTGGTGGCTTTGAGGATGGTGCGCTCTACATTGTGGCAGCACGCCCCGCAATGGGCAAGAGCGCCTTTGCCCTTGAACTCGCCATGAGAACCGCAAATCAAGGCATCCCAGTAGGCTTCATGTCGCTGGAGATGAGCGCTGAATCGCTGACCATGCGGATGCTGTCCAACAACAGTGAGCTTGACAGCGACTCCCTTCGCAGAGGTCGTCTCAAAGACGAGCATATGCAAAGGGTTGTGAAGGCGGCAGAAGAAATCGCTGAGTTGCCGATACACTTTGATGACAACTCGTTCCTCACCGCGCAGTCCCTACGCGCCAAAGCCTACGCCATGCATCGCAAGCACGGGATAGGCATGCTGATCATAGACTATCTGCAACTGATCACAGGTGACAACGACTCACGCCAGCAGGTTGTGGCGGACGTGTCGCGTATGTGCAAGGTGATCGCAAAGGAGTTGAAGATACCCGTGATCGCATTGTCGCAACTCAACCGCTCCGTAGAGCAACGCACAGAGAAACGTCCTATGCTGTCCGACCTGCGCGAGTCAGGCGCTATCGAGCAGGATGCCGATGTCGTGATGATGCTCTACCGCCCCGAATACTATGGGCAAACCCGCTACGGTGAAAACGATCCCCAGTCCTTCCAAGGAGACAGCACCACCAACATTTGCGAGGTAATCATCACCAAGAATCGCAACGGCTCCACAGGGTTAGTCCGCCAGGTCTTCGTCAAAGAACTAATGCAGTTCAAGAACCGCTCTCATTATAGAGGCTAAAAATAGCCCCTCCCTCACGATCTCTCCTTAATCGACTTACCACACCATTTCGCGGAGATAGGCGCTTACAGCGAATCCTTGTAAGCGACACGGCATTCAGGCGCTTGTTTCTCCGCTTGATCTCACGCTTCCTCAAGGGTCGCGAAGTCAAACTCGATCTTTTTGCCGAAATCCACGCCTTGGGCGTTGATCACATTGGCAAACACGATCTGGCAGAAGCAGTAGCCTGTGGCAGCGGTACTGCAAATGGCACACCCTGCCGTGTCAGATGCGTTTGTTTCCGACTGTGTAGACAGGTCGGCTTGCTTGGCTTTGGGCGACATACGTGTTCCCGTCTTTGGTTCCCGTTGCGACATAGGTTGCTTTGTACTTGTAGTTAAGGGATGCGTCCAGTCCTGATATGTTTATGTTCCAGGTTTCCGTTGATGTGTCAAACACTTCAACGCAGAGGTTCCATACGTCTGAGCCATCGGTGTAAGGCAGGGTGGTGCTGTTAGACCTAACGGTGAAGGTGGAACGGTGGTCATTAGCAATGTATAGGCGAAAATTTGAATAGGGCGAAGAGGATATCTCTGTTACACTGATGGTAGTGCCAGCGGAATCGCGAGTAGCCACAATGCGCGGGAAACCCGAAAATTTATAGAGTACGTCATCAAGGTCAAAAGCAGACGCATCAGCATTAGCGCTGCCAAGTTGAATAGTCATGTGATGTTATTGCTTACTTGAAACAGTCCGTTTGCAGATACCGTGACATCACATCAGAGCCGTCCGTGGTCGTTTCAGGCATATCAAAGAAACCGATCAAAGAGGATGTTGAGTCTACTCCTGTGTCATCGTAGACCACAGCGCCCGAAAAAGCATTGCTCGTTGTGATGGCATTGAACGACACGTCTGCGCAGTCAAAAACCACCGTGTTGGTAGTAGCATTAAGGGTAACCGTCTTGCTCGTAAGTGACAGTCGAGCGTAGCCTGTCCCCGAAACCTCTCCCGTCAGATCGCTGACAAACTCATCGGTACGGTCAAACGTGTAGGTGTTGTCCACAACCAACAAAGCGATATTGTCGCTTGTGTAGTTGATATTGCCGTTCAGCAGCTTTAGAAGCCCGTTGTTGTATAAGTTTGATGCCATTTTAACTTGTTACCGTCCATTGAGTTATGATACCGTTCTTGATCACTACATTGTGTGTCTCAAGCGCTGCTGAGTCATACCAACTTCTTGTTGCAGAGATTCCAGCTGTGCCGTCATCAGACTTGTAAGACGCTTGTACGTTACCGCTTATGGTTATGTTATTGGCAAGTTTTAACTGACCCGAAGTAACAGTTAGACCACCACCGTAAGACAGTTCAAGTTGATCCCCAGCGATAGTTAACGGAGAAGCAGGATCAAGCCATCTAACCTCATTGAGTGTGTCGTTATAATAAAGAATCTCATCACCACCTGGATCAGACAATGATACCCCCGTACCTCCTTCATTAAGCGGAATAGGTGAGTTCGTAGTGCTATCTGTTACAAGACCGTGGTCATCAAGTTCCGCTATAAGGTTTTTTATCGCAGAGCCAGTTGGTGCGTTCCCCGTAATCGTAGATTTGCCTTGCCCTTGAGATCCAAAAAAACCAACCTGAACACCACTCGCTGATCCTGTTATGACATAACCAGCCTCATCTGCTTCAAGAGCGTAACCACCACCTGTCCCCCTAATCTCTATTGACCTGCCATCAAGACGCAGTCTTTCAGTACCAGTTATGCCACCAACATCGGATGATATCTTCTGTATAGCCATCCCGCCATCAACACCAGAAAACTCAATTTTTCCAGTTGTAAGCGTCAAGTTTCCGCTTATATCCGCATCAACGGCCAGTATTTCATCAACATTTAGTCTTGATGTGCTAATGGTTCCAGCAACAATGTTGCCCGCATTGATGTTTGATACATAGGTTCCATCAATGTTAGAGCCAGTATTAGTATTGATAGCGCCATTCACGTTTACGCTTGTACCGTCAATGACCACATCGCGGAAATACGCCTTGCCATTGCTGTAGACAGCGAAACCGTTTTCGGAATCGAAATTCGTGCTTTTAATTACATTGCCTACTTCCAAAGTCTGACCAAGCAGATCAGTCACATTGATCACGTTAGCGGTGATCGTGCCCGTCTGTATTTTTGAGCCGTTGATCTGTGTGGATCCCTCGTCATTGATCGCAGTAATGACACCACTGATGTTGATCTGATCAGCAGCAATCGTGATGTTGCTACCACCCTCACCTGCAATCAACTCTATATAAGCCCCTACGTTATTGTACTTGACTGATGTGTTGGCAGCAGCGTAAGCGCTTGTGGCAATGGTATTTACGGAGGAAATAGACGTGTTCTGATCATCGTTCACGCTGGCAGCAAGCGTGGCAACAGACAAAGCATTTGTGGCAAGCGTATTGACCGAAGCAATAGAGGTGTTTTGCCCGTCATTAACACTTGCAGCAAGATTCGCAGCAGCAAGAGCGTTTGTGGCAAGCGTATTAATTGACGCGATTGACGTGTTCTGATCATCGTTCACGCTGGCAGCAAGGTTGGCAGCAGCAAGAGCGTTTGTGGCAAGCGTATTGATTGACGCGATTGACGTGTTCTGACCGTCGTTCACGCTGGCAGCAAGGTTGGCAGCAGCGTAAGCGCTGTTAGCCGTCAGTTGAGCCGTGGAGATGGATGTGTTCTGCCCGTCATTGACCTGCGCAAGCGCAGTTATGTTAGACTCAAGAACGCCTGTGCGCGTGTTGATGCTCGCAATAGAGTTCGAATTCTCCGATACCGTAGTGCTGAGGATGCTGACCGTGTTGGCAGTCTGCGTGATCTGCGTGGTAGAAGCCCAAGCAGGCTCAACCAAATAAGAGTCACCATCAATGTAGTCATATGACGCGGTGAACGTGTCCACCGCAATCGTTATCTGAGAGCCACTGAGGGTCTGATCCCCGTCTACTTGAATGAACTGACCGATGCCGTCTTTGCCATATAGATACAGAAACTGATTGTTTCGCAGGCTCAATGTCTGCGTAGTGTTTCTGTTAATGACAATCGAGGATACAGAACTGTTCTTGGCTATTAGATTCTGCAAAGAGCCAATCGAAATCCTATCACGCTCCTCGCTGATCGAGTTGTATATCTTCGTTGGGTCAGCACTCTGATACGCACTCAGCAAGCCCCCTTCCAACTTTATGGCATCACCCACCAAGAAATCGTAGGTCACATACTCAGACTCAACATTGATCGTGGTCTCCCCACCATCATTATCAGCCGTTACCGTGAACGATACCGTGTTGGCCGTGTTGCCCGTCTGATAGACCGTGATATCCTCGCCCTGGCGCACCTGCGTGAACAAGTACGCATCCACGCTCGTCACCGTAGAGTCTGCGTTAATGTTAGACCGCAGTTCACCGATCTGCTGTGTCTTGATATCGTAACGCTGTTGAGCATTCGTGATCAAGTTGTTGTCACGATCATAGTCAAGCAGCAACTCCCACGCATTCGACGCAAGCACATACCGCCACACATCACCCGTCAAGATGTCTTGGTAATACTGACCGTCCTCTACCTGCGTAAACGCTTGATCGTTGGGATTACCCTCGCCAGTACGCTCAGGACGATGCAACTCCGCATCAGATA